CCGTCTTCGCTTATGTATTCAGGCGACGTAATTGGGTCGTCGTTTCTGTAAATTGGACCTTTTTCATCTTTGTAATTTGGGTTCTTAAGGTTAAACCCTTTGTTTGCGACCCGTGCGTACCAAACTTTATCTTCTGCTGTATCGCCAATCGGACGCCTTGCTGACAGGCTCACCGTAATCGTGTAATACAAAGTTCCTTCGTCATGCCGGTTTGGCGTTCCGTTAATACCAACAACACGCAACGTCCCCTTCGGAAACCCTAAAAAGGTTGAATTGTTTACCGTGTTGCGGTACGTGTAAAAAGCTGCCGGGTCGTAACCAAGAAAATTCTTTGTAATTTTAATGCCTTGGTCCGCCCGTTCAATTTGCACGTCCATTATTGGGTCGCCAACCGTGTTGTTAATTGGGTCGCCGTTGTAATCCAATTCGGTTGGTCCGGTTTCAGCTATGTCGAAAAATTCTACGCTTGCCGGCTCATCCCAAGGGTAAGAATTATCTTGCGTGCCATCGTCGTTGTCTGGGTCTTGTGCGGCACGTGTTTTATAAACAAGCGTTGCCTCAAACAAAATAGGCGACTTGCGTTTAACGTTTACATCACGCAAAACAAACCCAACGCCCAAACGCGGATGAATGCTATACAAAGGCGGAAACGCCAATTGGGCAGTCGCTTCGTTATCCGTTGTTGGGTCGTCGCTAACCGCTTGCATAACGCGGGTCGCTTGCCGGCTTGTTTTGCCGTCCTCCTGCAATGTTTTTTTAAGGTCGCTGGACCATGTTTCCGTCGGTGCATCGAACGCCATGTTTGTTACCTGCCTTCAATTACAATTCCTTCACGTTCCGCCCGTTGCTCTGCTTCAATTGCTCGCAAGCTTGCGGTTTGTGCCTTTGCTTCTGCCAATTGTGCCTTTCGTGTTGCTTCGGCTTTTTCGCCCATTTGTATAACAGGGTCATTAATTACGCTTCTGCCTGTTTGCAAGAAACGGCTTTCGGTTACGTCCTTGCCGCCTCGGTCTGTAAATTTAATCTTTGTTTTTTCTGCTTTTTCTTTTTCGCGTTCCGCTTCCTTTTGTAAACGTTCCGCGTCTTTAATTTTGTCGCGTGCTTCTTTTTCAATGTTTTTCAACCGTGTTTTTTCTTCTGCTTCGGCTTTTGCTTTTGCTACTTCCTGCGCACGCTTTTTTTCGTCTTCGGCTTGTTTGGCACGTGCCTTTTTTTCGCGTTCTAAATCTTTTGTTGCTTGGCGTTGTGCGTTTTCCCTTTGTTCCATTTGCTGATTAAGGAAATCCATTTCCATTTGGTTGGCTTCCATCCGGTGTTCGCGGTCTGTTACCCAAAATGAATCCATCATCATTTTTCGTTCTTCTGACAGCTTGCGGTATTGTGCCGCTAATTCCTGATTTTCCCTTTTTTGATTTTCAATAAATTCGGTCGTTGCTTTTTCGCGTTCTTCGATGCTTTCAATTTCGTTTATTGCTTCGGTTTGGTCTTCAATTTGCCAACCAAGGTATTTCAGAGTTGCCGCGTTAAGGTCGTTCATTTCTTTGTTTGCTAATTCCAAAGCACTTGCAACGCCTTTAATTTTATCAACAGCGTCGGCCATTGCATTGCCTAACGCAACACCTGCCGCGATTGCTGCTGCCGCAATACCTGCAAACCCTCCAACCAAAGCCATACGAGCACTTAAGCCGGCTTCTTTCAAATCTTCAATTGCGTTGACTGCCGCACCGGCTTGGCCAACTAAACCGGCAAGCGGAATATTTGAAACCGAAGACGCAAACGTACCCATTGCACGTCCTGAATCTTTTGTTTCCTTTGCGAGCTTTTCTTGTTCGGTTTTTAGCTTTTTTGTTTTGGTTGCTGTTTTTTTTGCAGACTCGCCGGCTTTGCCTTGTTCTTGCGTTAGCTTGTTTGTGTCTTGTGCAACCTTGTTTAACGTTGGCGATGCTTGGTTTTCAGCGTCAAGAACAATGGTTACGCCTGTTTTAGCGTTACTCACTTAAACCCCCTCGCGCAACGTCCATTTCTGTTTTTAACCTTTGTGCCGCATCTAAAAACCAACAAGCTTGGTCGAGCGAGCCGCCCATAACAGGCGGGCAACCTTGGTGAAACAAATCCGAAGCTTGTATAAAGTCAACAAAGTCGGAAACTTTGCTTTGCGGGCAATCCGAAATTTCAAAGCTGCCAAGCATTTCGCAATGAACGCAACCTAAACCGTCGCAAGCCGGGCAACCTATTATTGCCGGCTCGCTTGGTGTCGGTGCGTCGTTGCATTTGTTTGCGGTGCAACCTTTGCAAAGCTTTCCTGTTCTAATCAATGCGGCAAGCCTTATGTTTTTTTTTCTTCGTGCGAAGTGTATTGGCCATTTAATATTTTAACAGCCAATTCCCTTGCTTCGGTAAACGTAAGCACGTCCCACAATTTGTCGGGTTCGTATTTACCTTCAAAATTTATCCAATCGCAAATCAATTCGCTTAACAGGTTAAACAACCTTTCGAACATGTCGCCGTTCTCTTCGTTTGTTGCTGTTAACCAAATTTCGTCATAAACCTTTGTCAGTTTTCTTGTGTTACGCATTGACAAGGCACGCACGATAAAGCCGGGCGGCACGCCTTTGTCTGCGTCAACATCTAAAACAACAACATTCTTTTCTCCCGGCTCAAAGATAATCGGCATAACGTTTAGCCCTTCCCTTTTTAATTAAAATGCAATTGACAACGTGTCTTCGTTGCACTGGAAACTTATTGTGTCTACTTGGTTGCCGCCTCGGTCTGCCGGTTGGATGTTTGTAATTTGTGCCGCCGAACTTGTAATTGCAACCGTATCCGTGCCGTCCGTTAAGCTATACGTTAACGAGCCTTCGGTATGGTCAAGCCAAGCACCGAAATTGTCTTTTGTAGCAACCAAAGCCGATTCGGGGTTTATGGTTCCCGTAATGGTTCGGTCTGTAATTAAACCGGTCTTGTATCCGCTTTCGTCTGTTTCCGTTGCGCATTCGCGTAAGATAATTGTATTGCCTGCATCAACTTCGAAATTTTCAATGCAAGGCGAATAACCTTGGAAGCTAAAGGTTGCGTTTGCACCGCGTAAAGGAAGCGTGCTTGGATAGGTTGGTGCAAGCAATGCGGCATCTGTAACCGGCATCCAAATACCGGTGAACGACCATTCAATCATCGCAACCTTTCCGGTTGGTGCAACAATCTTAAACGTGCCAACGCAACCGCGAGCCCGCTCCAACCTGCCGTCTTTGTAAATACCAATCGTTGCGGTTTTTACATTGCTGCCGGGAGCTTCCGATACCGGTGCGTATGTTGAGCCGGTTGCGACCCAACCGCAAGCAGGAAACAACGCTGCCGCATAAGCAGGCGCACCGCCGGCACCGTCACCGCTAATTTCAGTCTTAAAGCTTATGTTGCAAGCGTAACCTTCGGTTAAACTTTCAAGGTTACCGAAGCCGCCTTGCTTTGGTCTTGGCGTCATTGTAATGCTTGGCGTAATTTCTGCATCAAATACGTTAAACGCGGCATCGCCTACGCCAAACGTTTCGGCGGTACCTGCCGTCGTCTCAATTGCTGCCGCCAAAACTCGTTTTCTTGTAAGTAGCATTTATTTCACCTTTGCGTATATGGATCGTTTTCGTTAACCCGGTAAATAACCTCGAGCTGAATATTGATGGTTGCGTAACCGTCTAAAACGCTTTTCGTGCGTCCTATTATTCGCGTATCAATTGCCAAACCGCCCCATTGATGCCAACTAGATGCGGGCGTTGTAATTGTTTGTATTGCACCGCCGGCAAAGTCCGTAAGTATTTCGTCAATTGGACGCGAGCTGTTTTCCCTTTGGCGTATTATGCAGACAATTTCATACGGTGCCGTATAAGCCAAAGCAGGCGGGTTCCCTGCGCAACTAAAATCTTCGTTTGCCGTTGGGTCTTGTTGCACAATTATTATTTGCCGCGTTGTTGGCGAAAAGTCTGAAAGCATTTCGGTGCGTAATACGGCAACTGTCCTGTCGTAATCGTACAACCGGTTTTTAATTGCTGCCGTAATATTTTCGTGAACCGGAAAGCTCATTTAGCAACGCCCTTCTTTTTAGCTTCGCGGTAAAGGTTAAATTGTATTCGCGCTTCGGTTTCTTGTATTAAATAATATTTGGCCTTAAGCGGTGTCTTTTTAATTAAGCCGCTATCGCCTGCGAACAATACTGCCGGGCTCACGCCTTTTGGATAAACCAACGGCAAGCGTTTTTTACCTTTACGCCTTACGGCACGTTGTTTGAGCAAGAAGCCTTGCCTAATTTGTTGCTTGCCCTTTGTCCGAAGCATCGTATACGTTATGCCGTTTTTCTTGGACCATTTCGGCTTGAACAAATCAATCGACGGTCTGTTTTTACGGCTTAAAATAACCTTCGCCTGAAGCTTTTTTGCGTTTGCTTTTTCTTGTTTAAGCAATTGGGCAATATCCCTTGCCAAGAAACCTTTTGCATAAAGCTGACCAAGTTCTTGTTTAATGCCTTTTGGTGTTTTAGCTGCTGACTTTACTTTAGTTGCCGACCTGTTTAGCACAACGGACAACTCGGGTTCAATTTTCCTGCCAATTTCACGCAAGTAACTTTCAAGCTTATCAAAGCCGCCAACGGTATCCGTTGCAACCTTTGCGCTTATTGTAATTTCCATGCAAACACCTTTTTTAACGTAACCGGATTGTTACGGTGCCTCCGCCGTCCAAGTCAACAGCAACGACAGCCAAACGGCTTGGCGTACGCCCGGTACGTTTCCCAACTAAAATAAAATCGCCGCCAACGTCAATTTCGTTGGCAGCAATCCCATTGGTTTTACAATTGGCAACCGTAATGGTTACCTCTTCTGTTAACGCATATTCAACGCCTTCCAAACTTGCAACAGGGTTACGGTCAACAACGGCACAAACCTTGCGTTCGCTTCCGTCGTATTTGCAATAAACAACGTCTTCACCAAATTGATTAAGCATAAGACCAAAGCCTTGCTGCTTAAAAAGGTTGTTAAATACCGTCATTGAGCCGCGTCCCTTTTGCAATTGGTTTAGGTTGTAATATTGCTTAACAGGTGACCGGCAGCGGCATACAACAACACCTCGTCAACGTCGTGTCGCACGCGGTAAATATTTGAACGCACGGCTTCGTCGCGGTATTGTTCAACGGTACCGCCAATTGAACTGCCATCGGCACCCCAATGAAAAGTCCGCCCAACGCAAGGCTCGCGGAAGTCAGCAGTATCGGCAATACGTGCAACCATTGCATACTCGCCGTCCCAAATTTGCACCGGCGAGGCGGTTTGGCCTTCGACAGCGTTATTCTTGGATGCACCGGCAACAATAATATGCTCAAGGTCAAAGATTTCCGCCAAGATGCGTTCGTTAACCAAACCGGCAGCGTTGGCAGACCCGGCACCGCTTGCGGCAATCCGGTCTTTTACTTGGTCCGTATTTCGGATATTGCGAAATACTTTTTTGTTAACAATCAAAGCGTTTGCCCACAAACCGGAAGCGTCGTAGATGCTTTGCACCGCTGCCTCAACGTCTGTAATTGGCGTTGCGTTGGTACTGTCATCCCATTCGTTGGTAACCGCTGTCGTATAGCTGGCAAAGGTTGTTGCGTTAAACACCGCATCAGCAACACGCTGTTCAGCGTTACGCAAGACGCTTGCATAAGCACGCATCGACGCAATTTGTTCAGCGTCAAAGTACTCGGCATACATTTCGGCTTCACGATCATCAACGGGTTCTTCGGCACCGTGTTCCAAACACGTATAGGTCGACGGCTCGAAGGTCCAATTGCCACGGTTGTAACCGCTGCCGGGTGCGCGTTTGGTATCACGCTGTTGCAGCAATTGCTCCAAAGGAATTTTCCCGAAATTGCCGCTTTGCGAAGCAACCTCAACAATGGGAAACACCTTATGCGAAATAAACCCTTGTTGGTCCATTGCCAAATCAAATTCCATAAATGATTCGGCAAGGTCCGGACGTAGGGTACTTAATGAACTTGATGGGTTCGGCATAATAAACTCCTTATTTGTTTTTTACTTGTTTAGCTGTTAGCAGTAATGCCACCAACAACCGGCATAACCTCGATAACGTCGTTGTCGGCGGTTGCTGCTTCCAAAGCAATACCAACTAAATAGCTCGTTGCTTGTGCGGTGTCTTGAACTTTGCCAGCGGCTTCGCTGTAAACCAAGGCACCGGCGGCAAGTGCTTCCACGGCAATCATTTTCATGGTGCCGGGTTTGCTGTAAAGTGCAACGTCAATAACATCGCCGGCAGCAAACGCGGCACGGGTCGCCGTACCAATTCCACGGTCTGCCAAACCTGCTTGGGTAACCTTGCCATCGCTGTCAAGCTTAACCCGTTCGTATTGTCCAATCGCTGCATCGGCTTCAAATGCTTTGCAACCTGTATCGTTATATTGCGACATTGTTTGTTTTCCTTTTGCTAGTTAATTTCGTTTAAGTAAGCGGCACGCAAACCGGGGTTATTTCTGTTTGCGTTTCGAACTGCTGTTGCACGGTTACGACCCTTGGCTTGTTCTGCGTCAATGGCAGCAAGCCAACGTTCTTTCGCCGTTGCGGTTTGGTTGCCGGTTACGTTGGCAACCGGTGCAACACCTTTTGCAACAGGCATTTTCTTTTCTTCTTCTTCTGCCGCTGGTTTTTCGTATGTTGCTTCGGCTTCTTTTTCTTCTGCCTTGGGCTCCATTTCCATTGCAGCAATCTTTTCTTCCATTGCCTGCAATTGTGCCTTCAGCTCTTCATTTTCTTCGGCTAAAGCGTCAGCCATTTCGGCTTTTTCTTCCATTGCCTTGGCGTTTGCTTCTTTAGCTTCGTCTTCTGTTGCTTCTACCTCCAGCATTGCCACGATAAATTCGTTATCGGAATTGATGGCTTTTAGCTGTTTGTAGGAAGCGGGCGTTTTAGTTTGCATACCGTTTTCCTTTCGGTTTAACTTGGCCACCAACCTCGGCGGCATCTTTGCCAATATATAATCGCTAAAGGCTTCGACCCTTAACGGTTGTTCGTTTGTTATTTCAGTCACCAAGCCTTCGGCTAAAGCTTGGTCCGCATCAAGCCAAGTATCTATGGCCATCATTGCAAGCACTTCGTCTTCTGTTTTGCCTGTTGTATTTACAAAGGCTTTACGCATTGCAGCGTCAGCGGTTTTAAGCATTTCTAAAGTCTGTTCGTGTTGTTGCAGGTTGCCAAACGTTTCCGTCCTAGCACCGTGAACCATCATCATTCCGTTTTCCGAAATAAGCCGCCGGTCACCTGCTAACGCAATATAAGCCGCAATGCTAAAGGCACCGCCCTCGACAACGGTTGTAACTTCGTGCGGATGTTCTTTTAGCATGTTGTATATCGCCAAGCCTTCACGCACGCTTCCGCCGTCGCTGTTAATGCGTACGGTAACCGGACCGTCGCCTAACTCTTGCCGAACTTGGTCTGCCATGCCGTTTACGACGTCGCCGTAAATTGTAATTTCCATGTTATTTGCCTTTGGTTCGTGTATAGCTTTTGGCTTGTTCATACGCTTTGAAGTTTCGATTGCCCAATTAACACCGGTGTCGCCTCCCCAACCAAGCCAAGCAACGTAACCTTTATCTTTCCAAGGCGTTGCTTTGTATTCAGGGTTCACCTTGGCGTTCTTGCGGTGCCTGTTAAAAGCTGCCATACGTTTAACAATATCCGCGCTGACAGGTTTACCGCTTGCCAATTGCCTTGCACGCACCCAACCGGTACGCGTCATGCCTTTTACTTCGTCGCCATGTTTTTCACGCCATTCAATTACCTTGCGTGCATTTCCTGCCGCACCTTTTGGCGGTTGGTATTTTTCAGCCATTGTCTTCCCCTTGCGTTTCGGTTTGGGGCTCAACGGCTTGCGGTTCAGGTGCCGGCTCAATAACCATGTTAGCGGTTACGCCTTCAGGCGATGGAAGCGGCAACAAGTCCCGCCAATGAACGGGCTGACCGTCCTCGTAATTGGTGTTAATCTTTATTGCCGCTTTTTTTGCCCGCACAATTGCAGCGGCATAATCATCAATACTTTCAGCAAACACTTCGTCCCATTGCCGACCGTTATTGCTTTGCACCCGCCTTGGACTGTTAAGGCACCCGCGTAATTGTTTCAGGTCGCCTTCGGCATCCTTTACCGGCTCAATATAAGGCCAATATTGCGGATTCCAGCGGTGTTTGAAAAAGCGTTCGCCGCGTTTCTTGTATAGGTTGCGTAAGGCTTTATCTGTTTGAAGCATGTTATGCAGCTTCCAAATATAAACCGGCGTATGAAACCGCTTTATTAAATTTTGCTGGTTACGCTTAAACCCTTTGCGTGCTTCGTCAACCGCACCACGCCAACCGCTGAAGTTTGTTTCGCTTCCATCCATAAGCACCAAGCAAAGCGGCAAGCCAAGGTTTACGCCGATAAGCTGCAATATCAATTTTACGTGTTCGAAATATTCGCTATTGGGTACGTTTGGCGAGAAACCCTGCAATTCCTCGCCCGGCGCACCGATAATTTCCATGCCGGGCGTAATGCCTTCAATTTGCCTTGTGCCGTAGTCTGTTGTTTCCGATTCGCCGTAACCGTAACCGCCAACCGTTGGCAAGCTGCCGGCTCCCATCGCTTGTTTTCTAAAGATTGCAAAACAAGACACAATCTGTTGTTGTACGACTTTGGCAAAATTTACATCCTCCAACATGCCAGCTAATTGGAAAACCGGTGCCAAAGCTGTTACGCCTCGCGTCATGGTTGTCCGTTTGGGATTGTAAACGTGAAATAGCTGCCTTATGCCGTTTGCGTCACGTACGTCCATTGCATGGTCTGTACTGCCAAACCTGCCAACGCCTGTTGCATAAGGGTCAATTAAATCCCGGCTTATGTAATAACGCAACCGGCGTCGAAATTCATTCATTTCAACACCAAGTACAACGTTTGGCTTTGGACTGCCGGTGCCAATTGTATGAGCTTCAAAGAATTGCAACGTGCCTTCGTTTGTGCCGGTTACAACGCAATCGCCGTCAAGCTTGCTGGCACGGCTTACGGCTTGCTCGTAATCTTTGAAATTCATTTCGCCGGCAATATCGACGGCATCTGGGTCGCTGGACCAAGTTTGCCAAATGGCTTTAATATCGCTGTCGGCTTTTTTATCGCCGGTTTGCGGGTCAAGCGTAAAGCCGTCCTGAACTTCGTTGCTAACCGCCCGGTCAATTGTTTGCCCAATAACCGAATCGTTGCGGTCCATGTCGCGAGCTTTTTCAATATCGTTGTAATATTGCCATTCATTTCGCGTATGGTAATCAGCGGTTCCGCCTTGCGGTGCCAAGCCGGTGCGTCGACGCAAGAAACGGCTTTCGCGGCTCATGTCGTAATCGGCTTGCATGTTTTGCCAATACGCTTGCAAGCCTTGTTTCTTTTTCTTGCTCATCGGCTAAACCCGTCCATTCCTAAAAAGCGAACGCGGCTTGTGCCGGACGTATCGTTTGCAGCTATAAATTCTTGAGCCCGTGTAACCATTGCCTGAACTTGTGCCGCGTTAAGGCTTAAGCTATTGCCTTGACTGGACGCGGATGCCGGACGCAAAATAAGCCAACGCTTACCCGCTGTAATAAAGGCTTTCGCTTTGGTTACGCTGTTCGCTTCCTCAAAATCAGCGTTGTCGAGCAAAGCCTGTTCGATTTGTTCAACCGTGTACGTTGTTTGTTCCGCCATAACGTGCCTTATTTTATTGACCTTGTTGTTGTTGACAACGCGCTAATACCCTCGCATTCGCCAACCGTTTTACGGTTTGCCTTATGGGTTTAGTTGCTCTAAAAGCCATTTGACCGCCTTGGTTTTATTGTTTACAACGCTGCCGTCAGCAAGCTTTTCCCCTGCATCGCATAAACCGCGTTCAAGCTTTTTAAGACCAATTGCTTGCCTGCTGTTTAAGCCTTGCACGTCTATTCGCGTTGACGCATAACCGTCGCCGCAATCTGCAACAGGCACCTTAACCGTTAACCCTGTTTTCTTGCTTGCACTTGCATTGCGTGACCTTGGCTTGCGTTCTTTTTTTGGTTCGGCTTCCGGCTTGGCAACCGGTTGGGCGACTGGTTCGCTGTTTACGCTTGGCAATTCCATTTGTTTTTCCTTTTAGGTTTAACGACGTTCGGTTACTAAATACGGTCGACCCGTTCTTGTTTTGACGTTTGGCTTGCGTGTTTGCGGCTTGCGTATTTGCTCGGGTTTAGGGTCAAGTGAAACGCCAAGCATACTTCCGGCGGCACAAGCCAACACCATTGCGTCAAGCCAATGGTTGTTCTTGCTTTTTTTGAACCAACCTTTTTTAATACCTTTGCCGCGCACAAATTGCTCGCGATATTCCTCGCTTACAATATGTTGGCTAAATGATACGTGCCGCCTTTTGTCTGCTGTCGCGTAAAGGCTTAACGTACCTGCTTGGGCATGATGATTTTCGTCGTACGTTTGCGTTAAAAACCGTTGGTGAACCCAATGCTTCCAATAATCAACGTTTACGTTATACAACCAAAGGTTGTCGTTAGGTTGGTGCGAAATGTTCCATTGATTGCCAACCATTCTATCGCGTGCCGGCTTGTGCGTTCTAAAGCGGTTGTTGTCCCAACCTTTGCTCGGGTTAAACGGCGTACCGCCAACCTCGAGGACGAATTGGTAAACGATTGCCGTATAGTCGCCGCTGTCAATTAAGCAAAGGTTAGGCGGGCGTTCCCAAGCCATAACCATGTCACGCCATTCAAGAAGCATCCTTTTAATTGAAAGTTCAATTGCCGTTTCGCTGCTGCCGGGATGCAAGCCAAAGGTTTCGGCAACGCCATAATCTAAAACGCGACCAATTGCATTGCCCGTCCAAGCAACGTCGACCCAATGGCTTCCATACTTGCCAACGTCAATACAACAAACGCGGTAATCGGCATCGCTTGGCCAAACACCTTGTAAGCCGGCATGTATACGGCTTCTCACAACGGTTGCCAATAAACCCGGCGTTTCCATGCTGTCATCAACGTCCGGGTCGTTCTGCAATTCGCAATTTACAAACGCCCATTTCTTATCGGCGGCTTGATCTAAAACACGTTGAAAAGCTGACACCTGTAACGGGCGACCATCCCGGCGTAACTTGGTGCTTTTGCTGTAAGGGTTACCAATTACCAAACCGGCTTCAATTTTCTCCTGATTATCCACGTAAAATTGGTACGAAAGCGGGAATTCCTTGCTGCCTTCGCGTTTTTCTTCACGCCTTTTTTCAATGTATTCGTCACGCAAGCCAACCGCTTCGTCGCTGTCAGGCCATACCTTTACGGCTTGAAACCGCTTGCCGCCCCATTCTTGCAATTTCTTAAACGTAAGGCATTTGCGGTTCTGGACCGTACCCAATACGACACGCGGTATTGTTTCACCGCTGCCCAAGCCGCCAACGTCATTATCCAGCAAGCGTTCACGGACCCCAATTTGGTGATCGCTGTCAGCACTTTCGCGGGTTTCCAAATCGTCGCAAGGTGCAAAGTCTGGACGGTCGCCTTCAATGTTTATGCCGCGAATATGCGCATCCAAACCGCGATACGTAAATTTCATGCCGCCAAACGGACTGCCTTCAATAAAGGGGAAAACAAGGTGTTCGGCTTTCCATTCAAGCCGCGTCAATTTGCCTTTATGCGTTTGCCTTGCTGCCTTTTGTGGACTGCCTTGTATTGCCAATATTGGGTCGCAAACTTCAGGAAAATCTTCTGCCAAGGCAGGGTTTGTAAATATCTTTTTTATATGTTCAAAGCTTGTGCGTGCGCTTGCCGTTGTTGCTGCAATCCAAACCGGAAAGCGGATAATTTCAGCCAACATAAGGTAAACAACCAAATGCTTAAGCGTTTCGGTTTTCCAATCGCCCCTTGGTGCGCAAATTATTTCGTCCACGTTGTACCGCGCACAATCAACGACGGTTTGTATTGCCGTTATTTGGTCTTGGCTGTAAGGGCGAAAAAAGCTGCCGGGAAAATAACCTTTTAGAAACAACAACGGGTCCGCCAAACGTTCCGCCCGGCGTTCGGTATTGGCACAAGCACGCACCGAAATATCCCGTGCCGCTGCCCTAGCTTCGGCTCGCCGTTCCGCTTTGCGTGCATCGTAATCTAAAATTCCCGCCATAAGCTTTTTCGTTCAAAGGCTTTACCTGTTGCAAGCCGCCAACCGTAAACCGGTGCCGCGTGCCAACATGGCATACCGCACCCCCTACGAGGGGGGGGTAACTCTGTCGTTTTTTTGCACGCTTAACACAC